ACCATCGATGGCGTGCGCTTCGCGCCTGACGATGTGATCGAGGGCATGCCCGAGGCCATCGCCCAGGCCTACGCCGGCAGCGTGGACCCGCACCCCGACGCCGTGGCCTACGTCCGCTCGGTGGGCTCGCCCGTCAAGCCTTTCCCGGGCCAGGCCCATGCAGAGGATTGACCTCGCGCGGGCCAAGCTGCACCTGCGGGTCGATGGTGATGAGGAGGACGCCCTGATCGAAGGCTGGATCGCTGCTGCGTACCTGGCCATCGAGGGGAAGATCTTCGCCAAGCTCTACGAGGACCAGTCCGAAATCCCGGAGGGGGCTGTCGGCGTGGTCATCGATGAGGCCATCCACTCGGCCGCGCAGCTGATTATCGGGCACCTGTACGCCAACCGCGAGGCCGTGGCCCCGGGCCAGGCCGCCGAGATCCCGATGGGTGCCGACTGGCTGCTGCTGCCCTACATCAACACGGCAGGAGGCTTCTGATGCAGGCCGGCACCCTTCGAGACCGCATCCACATCCAGCGCAAGACAGGCGGCACGGATGGATGGGGCACGCCCGAGCCCGAGGCCTGGGAAAACATCTCCACGGGCCGCATCGCAGCCAGCGTGCTGCACAAGTCTGGCCTGGGCACGATCAAGGCAGACGCCGAGGTGTCCATCGTCCGCGCGAGCATCCGGATCCGGCGCCGCGCTGGCGTGGACGCCGGCATGCGCGTGCTGTTCGACGGCAATGTCTACGAGCTCAAGGCGGTGCTGCCTGGCCCAACCCGCGAGTACATCGACCTGGTGTGCGAGCTCATCCAGGGCAAGTCTTGAAGGAGGATTGAATGGCAAGGCGCACCCTATCCAATCCAGGGCGGGATGGCCGCCGCAAGGTGCTGACAGGCGGCAACTCGTTCGGCATGGAGCTCGACCTGAGCGCCGTGGACGACGTGCTCAGCGCATTGGAGTCCGGCGTGGAGGCGGCCATCCGGCCGATGGCCCAGGCCGGCGCTCAGGTGATCTACGAGCGCGTCAAGCTCAACGTCCAGGGGCTGGGGCGCGTGACAGGCAACCTTGACCGGTCCATCTACCAGTACTTCAGCGACGAAAAGTCTGAGGACGGGAAGAGGGCGGAGTACCACATCAGCTGGAACCACAAGAAGGCGCCGCACGGACACCTAGTGGAGTTCGGCTACTTGCAGCGCTACTGCTACTACCAGACCAACGACGGCCAGGTGCGGCCCATGGTACGGCCCGGAATGGACGGCCAGCCGCCTCCACCCCGCCGCGCGAGTCAGGCCCAAAAGGATGCCTACTACGTGACTCTTCCGAGCCCGAAGCAGGTGCCCGGCAAGGCCTTCGTGCGCAGCGCGGCCAGTGCGCTGCCCGAAGCCCAGAAGGCCGCACAGGCTGAGCTGTGGCGCCGGCTGTTTGAACAGGGGGCCTACGGTGGCGCTTGAATCTGACCTCATGGCCGCGCTGCTGGCCGTGTGCCCGCGCGTCGTCGTGGGCACTGCGCCCTACGGCACGACCATGCCCTACGTTACCTGGCAGCACATCGGCGGCGATCCGCTGGAGTGGCTGGATAACACGGTGGCCGACAAGCGCAACGTGCAGATCCAGATCAACACCTGGGATAGCACGCCGCTCAAGGCCTTTGCTCTCATGCAGATCATCGAGGCCGCACTGCGCGGCGCGATGCCCCAGCTGATCGCGCGCCCGGTATCCGAGCCCATCGGTGCCTATGGCGACGGCGACGAGACGCCGGGCTACCTGCAGACCTACACCATCTGGGGCGCTCGATAGGCCCCTGACCAGTTCCGCCGCCTGGCGGTTTTCTTGCCCGCTCGGGCGCAACCTCACACCCGCTTCGGCGGGTTTTTTCATTTCCGAAAGGCCCACCATGGCATACACCGTTCCGGACGGCAGCAAGCTGTTCATCTCCACCGTCTACGCCGCGGCCATCGCCGTCACGGCCGTGACCAACGCCAGTCCCGCCGTGGCCAGCGCGGCGGCGCACGGCCTGCCCAACGGCAAGGAGTTCATCTTCACGTCTGGCTGGGACGACGCCAACAACCGCGTCTTCCGCGTCGCCAACACGGCAGCGGGCACCTTCGCCATCGACGGGCTGGACACCCTCAACGAGAACCGCTTCACGCCAGGCGGCGGCATCGGTTCGGTGCTGCCCATCACCACCTGGCAGGAAATCCAGCAGGTGCTGAACCCCTCGACCTCGGGCGGCGATGCGCAGTTCGCCGAAGTGGCTCCCTTGGCCAGCATGAACACCTTCCAGATCCCCACAGGCTTCTCGGCCACCAACATCACCATCCCCATCGGCGATGACCCCAGCCTGCCGGGCTACAAGGCTGTCAAGAAGGCCTCCGAGGACCGCCTGCTGGTTGCACTGAAGGTGCTCAAGCCCAACGGCAACGTGAACTACTTCTACGGCTACATCGCGCTGAACGAGATCCCCTCGCTCACCAAGGGCCAGGTTGACACCGTGAACGCCGCCATGGCCCCGCAGGGCCGCACCACCCGCTACGCCGTCTGATCGGCCCCAGTTGCACCGGCCCGGCTGTTTCGTCTCTCAGCAGAGGCGGGCAGTCGGGCGCGGGCATTTCTCATCCATCTGCTGAAAGATCATCACCATGAACGCTCCTGCAAAGAAGGCCTCCATTCCCGCCAAGACTGAAAAGCCCGCCGCCTTCGTGTTCGGCAAGCGCCCCGAAACCATCTCGGGCAAGGTCGAATTCCCCCTGCCCGATGGCAGCATGGCCACGCTCAATTGCACGTTCCGCTACCGCACCCGCAAGGAGTTCGGCGAGCTCTGGGATGACGTGGCAAACACTGCAGTGCGCCTGGCCACGGAGCAGCAAGAGCAGTCCGCCAAGAGCGATGGCGACGCCTCCAAGTTCACCTACGCCTACATGTACGAGCGTGGTGATGCGGCCAATGCCGAGAACGCCATGAAGTACCTGGTGAGCTGGGGCGACGAGAACCCGCCTGTGACCAAGGAATCGCTGAACGAGCTGTTCGACCAGGCACCCGGTGCGAGCGCCGCCCTGTGGGACGCCTACCGATCGCTCTGCACCACGGGCCGCCTGGGAAACTGAGGGCCATAGCTGCTGCCATCTACCGCAAGCCCCCGACAGCCGAGCAACTCGGCTTTTGGGGCATGACGTACCGGGATTGGGAGGCAGAGCAGCAGCCCGTGGAGATATGGCCTGAGAACTTCCCGGCCTACAAGCTGTGGTGCAAGGTCGGCAGCCAGTGGCGCTACACCATGAGCGGCCCGGCATCCCTTGACTACATCCCGCTGCAGCATGAACTGGATCGCATGGGCCTGAGCGAAGAGGACTACGACGCGCTGTTCAGCGACATCCGCGTGATGGAATCCGAGGCCTTGGCCGCAATGCGAGAGGAGTGACAAATGGCGACAGAACCGCTTGAATTGCGCCCCCGTGCGCTGGTATGCCACCCCCGAAATGGCTTGGTGTTGGAGTTTGCCGAGCCGCTGGGAGTGGATGCGTTTTGCATCGCTCTCGGTGGCACCGCCGGCTATCTGGAATTCGGGAAGGTCACAGGTTCTTCAGAAACGTTCCAATCGTCTCGATGGCTGTCGGAGCCTTGCCAAGCCCAAGGTCCACAAGCTTCAGTACGAGGTGTTTTGTGGCCTCGGCAGGCAGCTCTCGAAGCTGAGCAAGGAATCGCTTCTTTTCGGGCTCAGGAAGGTCTGACTGGAGGATCTTGCTCTCTATCAACGCTTTGATGGTGTCGTCATGGAGCTTGATGGTGACCACGCCGAGGATTGCCGATAAGCCGCCGTCGTCGGCTAGGAAGTCCATCCCTCTTGCAGTGATCCTGGCTACGAATGGGTGGCTGCCTCCGAGCGCCTTCAGCATCTTTAATTCGCACAATCCATGCTCGTCTAGATATGCGAGATTCCTGCCGGCTCCCGGGAATTCAGTCTCCCAGCTCTGAACATCCGTCGTGTCTGGATAGGAGGCTGCTAGCTTCTTAAGAAGTTCCAATTGCAGGGGCCTGTCGAGTTGCATTCCGCCCTCCTGGCGATGGGTTGTGTGGAGCCTCACATCGTATGCCAGGATGGCGTCCGGCTCTGAGGGCCCCAATGCGCTACGATCAGAGGAATTTCGATGTTTGGAGCGGGTATGGAGTTGTTTTTCCTGTGGCTGATCTTGTGCGTACTTGTCAGCGTGTGGGCCAGTAAGAAGGGGCGATCTGGCATCGGGGCGTTTCTGTTTTCTCTTTTCCTGTCGCCTCTTGTGGGCGCAATCATTGTTGCGCTCATGAAGCCAGAGGGAGAGGCCGCACTTCCCCGGGATGAGCTGGGCAATCCCATAACGCCTGCGACCCATGTTCATTGCCCGGACTGCCGAGAGCTTGTGCGCAAGGAAGCTCGCAAATGCAAGCATTGCGGTTCGGCCCTGATGCCGCAGTAGCGGATGAAACCGCCAAAGGTGCGTTTCTGAGCGCATGGTTGAGGATGGATGTAGACGCTTGGGAGCGGTATCTTGTTTCCAGTACCATCAAGTGATGGGTTACTACGTATTGGGAATCGCTAAGGGGCTGGGTGACGATGTGGAGGCGTTGTCTGAACAGATACGTGTCCGCCCGCGCGCTCGCTTTCTCTCGGGCTATCTAAACGAAATCGCCCCAGCGTTCCAAGAATTCTCCGACCGGGGAGAGGAAATCTTGACGCTTCACAGC